CAGCGAGAATGTAACCGTCACCGAGTACAGCTTTCTCGCCTACCATCGCGCGCAGATACTACTACGGGATGCGACTAAGGTTTGGGGTACATACTTGTTTACTGTGGATTGGTTTAACAACCCATACTCAGACGAGCCATCCGACTACAAGTGCGGTCACGTCTTCGCTGGTGACGATGGCTACTTACTCTGTATGCCCAACAACCGAATCTTCTGGCGGGATAGCAATTGGGTTACGAAGAAGTTGCCCGATAACTTAAAGCAGTTTCGGGTTGATACAGAACTACCCAGCGTGGAGAATCAGAGTGACAAGTGGGTGACAGAGGATACAGATTCGTTTTACTACGACATTAAAGAAAGGGATACACAATGAATGTAGAGGCCAAGAACAGATTGAAGTGGGCGCGGGATATGCTTGCCATCGCCAGGGAGAAGCTTGTCCTGGAGCGTAACCGCGCCACTCACGGACGCTCAGTGGATATGATCCAGATCATAACTATGGTGGATGCAGCCAGCCTGGTGTGCAAGGAAGTGGTGGGTGAGGAATGAGCATACGAGAAGACATCCTTGACCAGTTCGGTGATGATGCCGAAACGATGCTGTTCGCTGACGGATTTGATGACGCGATCATTGGGGTTGGCAATAAGTTTGGTGATCAGCTTTGCGCTATTTATGATGCCGACAAAGTGATTGACATACTTATGAAAGAAGGAATGGATTACGCAGAAGCTATGGAACACTTTGATTTTAATATTGCAGGAGCTTATGTAGGTGAGCAGACTCCGATCTTCATTCACAAAATAGAAAGGAACACTAAATGAGCGCGCTATATGATTGGGTCATTGTCGGGGCAGGATTGGCAATAGGAAAGCTTCTTGTTGCCATTGCGGTCATCACAATAGTCACAGCCATCCTTGCTGTGTTCTTTATTATAGAGGAGAAAACCAAATGAAACTATGGACAAATAACACTAACGCAATTCATAAAGTCGATGACAATATGCTCTACCCGCGCACTACCTATGTGCTGCCCGATGAGCTAACTGGACCAACCTGGGACGATTCAATCCCTTGCCCGCACAAGATCAAGCCGTACTACAAAGGCAGGGCTGCGGGTGGTGCAACAGCCGTGTACCGCGCTGGTGCAATTGGTGACGCGATCATCGCTACTGCCTTTGTCAACTACTTGGTGCAAGAGTCGGGTGGGGTTGTGGAGGTTTACGCTCCTGCTCGCAACCTACCTCTTTACGCTGGGTTGGGTGCAAAGCTGTGGCCGTTGCCTGCATCGTTGGAAGCTTGGGATTCTTTCGATGCCCACGTTCCGACTGACGATCTGTTCAGCGGGCAGGTGGGCAATACGAAGCTAGGCACTGGTCCTGGCAACTGCTACCAGCGGATCTACGAGTGGATGGGTGTGTGGGATGAGAAGACGATGGCTAAGTATTGTAAGCCAGTTCTGCATCTCATAGAGCCAGATCACGAAGAGTTGAAGGCGATGGGAAAGTGGCCGTTGCCTAGTCCGTTCTTTGCCTACCACGTTAGCAGTTCTGGTCCGACCCGTACCTACCCGCCAACGATGGGGCAGGAGGCGGTGCTGGCGTTGCTAGAGGCTTATCCAAAACATCACGCTGTCATCATTGGTTTGGATAACTCAAACAACTTCAAGGTGGATCATCCCAGGGTGATCGACCTATTCAACTGCACCAAGGCTGTGCGCTCGCTGTTCCCGATTATTAGCGGGGCTGACTTCGTTGTTGCGCCCGATAGCAGTGTCAACCACATGGCTGCTGGGCTAGATACACCGTGTGTGTCGCTGTGGGGTTCGTATGATCCAGCGGATCGTATGACTTACTATCCTAAGAACGTATCGGTGTTCAAGCCCGATACCTGTCCACACGCTCCTTGCCGACCGCACGCTGGGTTGCCCCAGGCTAAGTGTAAGGATGCGACCAACAAGACTCCCAAGACGCAATACTGGTGCAATGCTCTGCGGAATATAACAGCGCAGGATATTGTTGAAGCCAGCAAGAAGGCGATGGAGCTAGGCGCAAATGGATAAGAACTCCAATCGAAAGATTGGTGCTGTTGGGGTAATGCGCACCAAGGCCGAACTGCTTGCCAGAGGATTTGATGTGGCAGAGCCAGAGGTTGACTGCGGAGTTGACGTTGTGGCGTGGGATAGCGAGTTATGCGTATCAAGAATACAAGTGAAAACAACATCGAACTACTGCAAGAAAACTGGAGGAGCTAGATTCCAAACATCGAGAATGTGCTGGAAAACAAAAAGGCGAGATGGATATGGGGCATCCGATGTCGAGTTTGTGGTTTGCTATTGTATGCCAGCAAATGCGTTTTGGGTGCTTCCAGTATCAGAGGTGATTGGGAAAGTAACCCTATACTTAAACAAGGGCGATGAGCATTCCGAGAAATGGGAAAGGATTTCTTCTAATAAGGCAAGAATATTGGGAGATAAATTCAAGTCGATTAAGCAACTTGTGGATACAAACAGATGGCTTGAAAGTCAATTCGAGGACTTGAAGTCAAAGATTGATTTGCTCCAAAAAGAAATAAAACATTCAGATGAGCGCGAGTATAATTTGCATGATTGGTTGACCAGATATTCTGGTTACAACAGGAGGACTATTGAGCAGATAGCCAGAACTGGATCTAAGTTTGATGAGGAAGAGTGGCGTGCTTATTACGCTGCTAATGAAGAAAGGCTTGATAAAGATTACTCAAAGTTCATGGTACAAGGAAATGAAATCACTAGAAGAGCTTGCTTCCAATAACCCAATCCAGCGGATGGTACGCAGGGAGATCCTGCGACTGGTGTCCTCAGTGTGTCCACCACTTGAAACAAAGCTGGTTTGATTTATGACAACCCAACAACGACAAGCTGAAGAGATCGTAGGCCAAGTGGATTGGCAGTCCGAGAACCACGGGCTATGCAAATGCCCAGGCGAGGCTGCTCATACCAGCCATACGCGCATTAGAGATACAACGGTGTTCGTGGATGGCGCGCCGACTATATTCTGCTGGCATACTTCCTGCACTCCGTATCGTGATGAGGCTAATCGCAAGTTGCGCCGAGCTATATCGAGCGATGTACTTTACAAGCCAGTAAACATTATGTCGGGTGGCACAGCCGTACCCAAGCTAGTCATCAAGAAAGATCCGCACTCCGAGGTGTTGGATAGGATTAAAACGATTGCCGAGTCAAACAAGCAACGCTACCTCACGCACTACAATTGGGAGACGGCGGATATGTTTGAGGAAAGTCCGACCAAGCTTGACGATCCAGCACAAGACTATCAGTTGTTCCTATCGCTGTTCAACGCTGTCGATAATATCTGGATAGGTAACGTGACGGATAGCGGTAAGCATCCACAGAACTTTCGCACTGCTTACGAGTGGAAGAAGCTGGATGAGCCGATTGGGCAGTACACGACTGGCGCGACCTATAAGCAAGGCACAGTAAGCAGGTCCAACGATACGGTTGAGGATAGGATATTCTTGGTTGTCGAGTCGGATGTACTCAGCAAGCCACAGATGGGCGCGGTGTTCCAATTGATGCGTGACTTGTTCAGCATGAAGCTACACGCCGTTGTTAATACTGGCGGAAAGAGCTTGCATGGTTGGTTTGAGATGCCACCAAAGAATGAATGGGTGGAACAGTTAAAAGCTTTTCTTATTCCGTTAGGATGCGATCCTGCAACATTCAAACCCAGTCAACCCGTTAGGATTCCTGGGGCAAAGAGAGAAGACAAAATGCAGAGCCTATTATGGTTTTGCAAAGGAGGAAAATGATAGAGCCAGCAGTAGCACTAGGTATCAAACCGAAGACGGACGAGTGGCCGCCAATCAAATCTTATGCACAACTTGTTAAGGAAGACTTGCCCGCACCAGAGACGTTAATCGAGGGAATGCTGCACAGAGGCGGGAAGATGTTGCTGGGCGGAGGTAGCAAGGCGTTTAAGAGTTGGTCACTCATCGACCTAGCCTTATCACTACACGCTGGCGTGCCTTGGTGGGGGCAGCAGTGCAAGATGTCGCGAGTGTTGTTCATTAACTTCGAGATCCAAGAGTGGTCGTTCCGCAATCGTTTGGCAGATGTTATCAAAGCCAAGGGGCTGGAAGACAAGGCCGATGACTTCGATGTGTGGACGCTACGAGGTCACGCTGCCGACCTTACTCTCATCCGTCCTATGATCGAGAAGCAGATT